CGTAAACAAAGAGGAATAACCACGTTGCTCTTCACAGAGACCCAGCTACGTACGTCACAAGGTAAGCTACGCACCAAGTCTCTCTTCTGGGAGCTTTCGTACTTCGAACCTGAGCACGTTATCTTCACCCTCAAGGAAGCTGACATTGTGCGTGAGGGTAAGACGTACACCTCCTTGCGTAAGCTGTATTTGTCGTACTGTGTCACAGACCCTACGGAGTACACCTTCGCTTGGGCTGTCTTCGGTTCGTGGGAGACTTGGCTTCAACTGTCCAATAGCAACTACATCAAGAAAGACGTAGAGGCGTGGCGTAAGGAAGTCGAGGTTAAGATTAAGTCTGAGGCTATTCGTTCTATCGCAGATGAGATGCGTACGGGTGGCCGTTCTTCGTTTGGTGCTGCTAAGCTTCTCTTGGAGCGTGGGTGGCTTGACGACAAGAGTGCTTCTAAGGCTAAAGAGAAACTGAAGGCCAAGGAAGAAGAAGAAATGAATCAGCAAGCTCTGTCGCTACTCTCTGAGGATGCGGAGCGTCTAGGGATCAAGGTTCAATAACGTCATGGCTAAGAAACCATCCATCAACAACGTTACGTCAGGCTTTAACTCCACCACGGAGATCAACCAGAACTTCCAAGCTCTGCGTGATGCCTTTGACAATACTGTGTCGTTGGACGGTAGTCTGCCTAACGCTATGAACGCTGACTTCGACATGAACGGCTACGACATCCTGAATGCTGGTGGCCTGACTATTGGTGGTGTCGACGTATTCACGTTGGTTAATAAAACGACAATCAGTCCTCAACCCCCTTCTGGTGGTGTTAACGGGGATATCTGGTTCAAAGTCACAACTGCATAAGGCTGGATCATATGGCTGCTCTATCTGACTACTCGGAGAAGCTCCTACTGGATTGGTTAATGACCACTGGTAGTGCTACTCGTCCTACTGCTTGGTACGTCGCCCTGTATACCGCTGCCCCTTCTGACTCGGGTGGTGGCACTGAGGTGTCGGGTAATGGCTATTCGCGTCAGACTGTGGCGTTTGCTGCAGCATCGACCCCCGGTGGTACCACTTCTAACTCAGGTGCTGTGACCTTTACGGCTGCTGGCGGTAGCTGGGGTACCATTACTCACATTGGTATCTTCGATGCGCTGACCACGGGCAACCTGCTGTGGCACGGTGCTATGACGGCTTCTAAGACTATTGCTGACGGCGACACTCTGGAATTTGCAATCGGTAACATTGACCTTACCATCGCCTAATCCATAGGAGGTTAGGATGGAAGGCTATCGTGTAACAGAGGGTGGTGACCTTCGTATCCTTGAAGATGGGGATTCTAGGGTCACCGAAAGGTTCTATGATGGCTTTGCAGACCTAACGGCTCAAGGCTCACTGTCTGTTGTCAGTAACGCTACGATACTAGCTTCAGTCAGTTTGTCGTCAACGGGTAGCACCCTCCTTGTAGGCGAAGCTATTCTCTTTGGTCGTAGTGCTCTTAACGGCCAAGGTACTGCTAGTGTAGATGGTGACCTAGTAGCCTCAGGAGCGCACGTAGGGACCGCTACAGGCACACTCTCCTCTTCAGGAGTAAGGATTCAGCCCGGTGCGACTAGCCTCTCTGGTGCGTCTTCTATCGCTTCTGTTGCAGGGTTCAAGTTTGCAGGTTCGTCGGATATCCAAGCTGAGGGTATCTTCTCTGCGACACCTAAGCTGGTAGCGTATGGACTATTCGACCAAGAAGATGAAAACGTAATCAGACTGCTTGAGAATGGTGACGTAAGGATTACTGAGGAAGGTGATACTCGTATCGTTTCTGGGTACCAACCTAACACGGCGTACGGGTCCATAATCTCTCAACCTTCTGTCGTTCTCTTCGTCAGTGAACCGTACGCTAAGTATCAGTCCTCTTGGCTCCGTGCTGTACCGTACGTCAAATACGAGAATGATTGGGTCGTTCCTGAGAAGGCTTATAAGTATCTCACTGGAAGATGGAAAAGGATTTACTAACTCATGGCTAACGTAAAGATCAGCCAACTACCAGCCGCCGCTTCTGCCTCTGGTACGCAGGAGTTCGAGGTCAATGATAGCCTTACCTCTAAGAAGGTCACAGGCACTCAGATCAAAACGTTCGTTAACGCGGATCGGGTAGAAAAGACTTCTGACACTGGGTCGGCTAAGATTCCTGTCGGCGCTGAGGCACAACGTGATGGCTCACCTGCGGCGGGCTACTTCCGCTTTAACTCTGATGTCGCTAAGTTTGAAGGGTACAACGGTACCTCTTGGGGTTCTGTCGGTGGTGGTGCAACTGGTGGTGGTACGGATGAAGTCTTTATTGAGAACGGTCAGACTGTAACCAGTAATTACACCATCACGACCAACAAGAACGCCCTTAGCGCAGGCCCTATCACTGTAAACTCTGGTGTAACCGTCACCATTCCTACTGGCTCTAATTGGGTGATCCTATGACTGTCACGATCAACGGCACAAGTGGAATTTCTGGCACCAACGGCAGTGCTGGCACCCCTGCGGTTCAGGGCGAGGACACCAATACGGGCATCTTCTTCCCGGCTGCGGATACTGTGGCTGTGGCTACGGCTGGGGCTGAGCGCATGAGGATCACCTCTGCGGGTGACGTGGGGATTGGTACTGACAATCCGACCCGCATCTCTACAGGCATTACAACGCTTGAACTGAAGGGCGACAATCCGGCGCAAGCAGATCGCTCTGGCGGTGTTCAATTTAAAAGACAAGACGGCACTGTTGGTATGCAGATGTATCATGGGGATGGTGCTAACACTATTCTTAGCGCGTCAACATATCCCATGCTTTTCTTTGCAAACGGTGCAGAGCGTTTCCGCATCGCATCCGCAGGCCAACTTGGCATCGGCGGGGCAAACTACGGCACGTCTGGCCAAGTGCTGACTTCTGGCGGCTCTGGTGCTGCTCCGACTTGGGGAGGCGTTGGCACTCTTACGGCTGGGTTTACAACCGCCTCTGTTGGGACTTTTGCATTTTGCAATAACCAGTCCGGCGCAACAATAAACGAAAGTGCAACGGTTGCTGGCTCAAGCCTCAGACTTTCGGACAGTCGAGATGTCTCAGGGTCAGCACTCGCAGGCACTTGGCGCAACATGGGCAAGTCAATTGTCACGGGTGGTCCTGCAACTCTCTTCTTGAGGATTTCGTGATGAAATACAGAAACGCAAAGCGCCTCGCAAATGGCTGGATCGACTGCGAGATTGAGCATGAGACCTTCGGGTGGATACCGTTCACCTGCGACCCCAACGATACCGGGGCCGTGTTCGACACGGATGCACTCCACGCCACAATGGACGCAGACCCGGCTACGGCTGATTATGTAGAACCTCCTGCTTACGTCCCTACCAAAGCTGAACAAGAAGCTGCTCGACGCACAGCTTACACCCTTGAAGCTGATCCCCTCTTCTTTATGTCGCAGCGCGGCGAA